TTTTTAGGGGAAGTTACAATGGGTAAGATGAGTGATCTACATATTTTGCTTACTGGATTGGTTGATGACGGCCTAGAGAGCGGTTATTTTGGTAATCGCCTGAAAGAATATGTCATGGATGAGGCAGTTACAAATTACAGGATTCCGACATCTTTGAAGTCTTTAGTTGAACTTTTTGTTGACGGTGAACTCGCAGAGTGTGAGAAGGAGATTTTTAATGACTGACGAAAAGAACATGGGTCTTCGGCAGAAGGTGAAGAAGGGCATCGTTTCTATTGATGAGGCAATTGAGATTGCCAAGGAATATAACGAAAACATTCAGAACTGGCTCCGACGAAGAAAGGATGCCAAGTTGCCCGATCCCAAGAAGCAGTCATCTGCCAAGAAGACTGCTCGTCACAAGAAGCGCAAAAAGAAGAAGAGCAAGGTTAATAATGCCGTGGTATGATTATAGTTGTGAATCTTGTGACCATGAGTTTACAGAAATCCTTTCAATCGAGGATCGCAAGATCCCTGTGGAAAATGGTTGCCCGGAATGTGGAGAGAATTCCATCCGACAGTTGATCGGTAATGTTATGATTGGGGATTCTGTTCTTTTGGGGGTGAATAAACCAGACGCTACATATAATGAGGTGGTCGCAAAAATCAATGAGACACAGGGCATCAAGGGAACTCGATATGAATTAGAGGGTAGACTGGAACATCGAGAAAAGAATAAACAGAAGCCATTGACAAAGCATGAAATTAAGACGAAGGTTCACGACAAACTAAAGGGTAAACTCAGGAGGGGGGAATAAATGTTGTTTACACATGAACCGCCAGTGCCTCTTATGTACGAGCCGCTGAATGTTTCGTATGATAACGGGACGCGATATTATGAGGTGGAGCCTGGAGTTTTATATCCAAGTATGACTTCTGTTCTTTCTATTCTCTCTAGGGATTCTATTGCAAAGTGGAAGAAGAGAGTCGGGGAACAAAAAGCAGAAGCGATTTCGCGCAAGGCAAGGAATCGTGGCAACGAGGTCCATCAAATATGTGAGAATTTTTTAAGCAACCAATTCCCCTATGTCAACGGAGAAATGCCAGATTCGATTGAGCTTTTTTCGGTTCTTAAAGATCCTTTGATGAAGTATCTGAATCGTATATATCATATTGAGGCTGCACTTTATTCAAATGAATTGGGCATTGCCGGTCGTGCCGACCTCATTGGAGAGTGGACCGGGGTTCCGGTAATTCTCGATTTTAAAACTTCATCAAAGCCGAAGAAGAAGGAATGGATTGATAACTATTTTATGCAGGGTGCCGGGTATGCGCAGATGTACAAGGAAATGACCGGCATTGAAATAGAGCATATGTTAGTTATGATTGCAGTTGCGGGCGATATTCCCAAAGTTCAAATGTTCCCAGCAGCAGTAAAAGATTGGGTTGATCCATTGAAGGACACAATTAAAAGGTATCGTGATGAGATGGTATAAACACACTTGGAGTTGGCTCGATACGGATTGGAGGAGCATTCTTCTTTCATTATATAATGATCCGTTAGTTATGATTATGGTTTTTATTGCTGTTGTAGATTTTATCTGGAGACATATCTTTGGAGGATAACACGATGATGGAAAGTTTTATGAAGACATTGGTTGCCATTAGTATGTTTGTTCTTTTTGCGTGTGTTGGTTTTTTTGTCGGGAAAGAGTATGCACGAAACCTGAAGGAGCCGCCGCCGCACTTTCATTTCCATTATGATTTTGTCAAGCCTCCCGGTGCATCGGATGAGGTGTATGTAAACCAGAATTATACTGATGGAGATTTGGATTGCCTTTCTCGCAATATTTACTTTGAGGCAGGAAATCAGTCTACGATTGGCAAGCTGGCAGTTGGGCTTGTTGTCACGAATCGGGTTGAGAGTCCTCGCTATCCAGATACGATTTGTGGGGTCGTAAACCAGAAGAGTCAGTTCTCTTGGGTAAATGACGGAAAGCCCGATACTCCCAAGGATGATTGGGCATGGGAGGAATCTAAAGAGATTGCCAAGGACATATTGGAAGGAAAGGCAGAGTTCATTGACTTTGATCGTGTCATGAACTATCACGCTGATTATGTTGATCCTTCGTGGGCAGGCAGTATGGTTCGTGTCGATCAGATCGGCAATCATATTTTTTATCGTTAAGGTGATACGGGGAGCTTGTTAAAATGTTGGGTAAAAAGGGGCTGGCAAACACATTTTCTCTTGATGTCGAACGGATGGTTCGTGACGAAAATATTTCTTACATGGAAGCTATTGTGTTCTCTGCACACGCAAAGAATCTTGAACCAGAGGCTGTTGTTGGGTTGATAAATGATAATTTAAAAGACAAGCTAGAAGCCGAGGCGAGAGAACTGAACATTTTACCCAAAACATCAAAGTTGCCTATTTAACGTCGTAATGTCCGAATCTTCTGCATATCAGGCATATCAATCTTTTGTTGCGATAAAACAACACTTCATGAAGAGCAGTTATGATTACTTTAAATATGGTGGTAAAGTGAAGTCAAGCCTAAATAGTTTTAGGTCAAAGAAAGATAGATTTCATTTTGAGCGGCTGACGAGAAAATATGACGAGAGCGAACTGGTTGATTTTTTTGTTTCAAATCTGATAAAAAGCCCTGATGTTTGGGTGGGCGATTTATGTCGAAATCCCAATTATGATGAACAGTATCAGAATTGGAAAAAGAAAAAAAGAGACTTGACACATCAGTTTCAGTGTGATATATTATGTCTTAATGAATCGACAGAAAGTTTTAATGACCTGTTTAGTTGTACTCAGTCGGAGCACCCAAAACTATTTGATATGTATAACGAGGGTGCCATATCATTAGAGACGATTATTGGTATTGATATGGTTTTGGGATGTTTTAAACATTGGGATTGTGTGTTGAGGGGTGATATAATATGGGATGATTTTTATCATTTATGTCGGCAATACACTCCTTTTTTGAATTATGACGCAAAGTGCCGTATAAAGTTCAAAGAGATACTACGGAAGGAATTTTTCAGTGAAAATGATTAAACGACTCGTAGAGGCGATCAAGATTATTTTCTTGAAGGCTGAAGTTAACGAATGTCTAAAAAAACTGAATGTTGGTTTAGAGGAAGAGAATTCTCGACTGAGGGGCATGGTCATTGAGCAGGCTGATTTGGTTTTGCAATATAAGCGTGCCATGCAGCAGACGCGCGATTATATAATCGAGATGACACAAAAGCATTCGGAGACTGATTATTATGATGGTGAACGTGAAGAAGAGGAGGGAAATATCGATCCATTTGAACTACTAAGAAAGAAAAATACAATACACTAAAATACAAAATATACAATTAATAACATACAACAAATACGAGGTAGATAATATGTCTAATTCATTTAGTCATCTGAAGCAGTCGAGTAGCACAAGTCTCAATAATCTTTCCAAGGAGCTTACCAAGATTAATGAGACGGCATCAAATCCCGGTCAGGATGATCGGTTTTGGAAGCTGACAGTCGATAAGGCACAGAATGGTCATGCGGTCATTCGGTTCCTTCCGGCAACACAGGGCGAGACAGTTCCGTGGGTTCGCCTGTGGTCGCATGGGTTCCAGGGGCCAGGCGGCTGGTATATTGAGAACTCTTTGACTACCATTGGTCAGAAAGATCCGGTTTCCGAATACAACACCATGCTGTGGAATTCTGGTGTTGAGTCAAACAAGGAGATTGCTCGTAAGCAGAAGCGCAAGCTCCAGTACATCGCGAACATCTATGTTGTGAGCGATCCGGCAAATTCCGACAACGAGGGCAAGGTCTTTTTGTTTAAGTTTGGCAAGAAGATTTTTGATCTTATCAACGATAAGATGAACCCCGAGTTTGACGATGATACTCCGGTGAACCCGTTTGATCTTTGGAGCGGTTGCAACTTCCGTCTCCGCGCACGTAAGGTTGCGGGTTATCGTAATTACGACAAGTCCGAGTTTGATTCACAGACTGCCCTTTCGGACGATGATGCCGAACTTGAGCGCATTTGGAATACTCAGTATTCCCTTGAGGAGCTGGTTGCTGCCGATCAGTTCAAGTCTTATGACGAACTCAAGACTCGCTTTGAGACGGTGATCGGGGTCGGTGGTGATACGGGAACCGAGTCTGCCTTTGCAGATGAGGAGCCGACTGCCAATTATCAGGAGCCCTCTTCGATTGGTGAGGATGACGATTCTCTTGATTATTTCAAGAAGCTAGCTGACGGTTAGTCGTCAATACAATTAAATAGAAATAGAGAACCCCCCGTTCCTTTTTGGAGCGGGGGGTTTTTTGTTTTACCAGTCGTCAGATTCATAAACGCCCTGTGCTGGTACTGCCAGTGTGGGGTCTGTTGCTATTTGAAGAGGGATCGGCACTGGAACTGGTTTTGTTCCGCCGCCCCCTCCCCCTGATGGCGCAGGAGGAGGTGGTATTACAACAGGTGCGCTTCCAGCAGCAGCGGCATCTATTCCCGCGCCTTGAATGCGCGATGCGGCACCTGCACGGGCGTCTACAGGTTTTCCGTCAACAGAAACAAGTTTTCCTTTTTCATATCTTCCCTTTCCCCCACCAGCGGATTCGATTTGTGCTGATTTCATTTCCATGTTAAACGCGCTTTCTGCTGCGTCATAATCATCATAATCGAGAAAGGTTAATCCGGTTTCTTCATCAGTATAGCTTCCGCCGGGCGTTGATTGTGCTTTCATAAATTCAAATTTAGCCTCTTCTACACTCGCGCCAGCCGCTATCATTGCAGCAGGATCTTGGCTCGACGCAGCGGGAGCTTTTTCTACACCAGGCGCTTTGGTCGTTTCCTTTTTTCTCGCTCTTCTTTCTTCAGTCTTCCTATCCCTTTCGGCTCTTGCTTTTTTCTTTTCGGCATTTCTTTCATCCAATCCGGCTTGCATATCATCAGCAAAGCTAAACTCACCCAACCCCGGAATCCACTTCGCAGCTTTGTTTAACCCATCTTGAATTGGTTTTACCATGCTAATAAACAAACTCAACATCATGTCGGGTATATCGGTGAGAAAATCAACAACTGCTTCAAACGCATCTGCAAATAAGCTACCGAAATCAAATTCAAATGAGTTTAATGCCTTTTCGATATTTTCAAAACCAAGAGCGCCCATGATCCATGCTACTGCATCTTTTAGCATATTAAGTGGGACATCAATTAGGTTATTAAATAAACTTTCAATACCCTGTTTGAAGCCCTCGACCAATCCGCCCTCTTCATAACCAGCAATAAATCCGTCTATAAAGCTGAATATTCCAAGAAGAGCAGTGACGGGCCAGAACAATCTTTTGAAGATTTGTTTAAAAAACTTTGCGCCTTGTTTTAGGAATGGCATTGCTTTTGATACTAAGCCGGGGATGGCTTTGGCGAGTGTGCCTAGTTTACCGAACACCTTTCCAATTGCACCAAATATCTTTCCGATAACTCCACCGCCTTTGCCCATGCCGAGCATACCACCCAGACCGGCAATCATACCAAGGATTCCGCCTTTTTTGATAGGTTCGGGCGCTGCTTTACCACCATCACTCGTCGCAGCTTCAGCAATTTTTTCTACGTTGTCTGAAATTTTTTCGAGTATCGCTCGTCCTTCCATCTTTTCTTCTGTAGACTCGCCGTTTTCCCCGTCACCCAGCGGATCAGTTTCCCCAGTTTCCCCTCTCACCAAGCCTTTTAGACCCCGACCCATCATATTCATTAAGTCAAAACTACCGCCAGTTATTGCTTTTAGAATGGGGCT